TTGTCCCGACACCAGACAGTAACTACACGACCGAGCTGACTTATTACGCGAAGTTGACAAAGTTATCAAGCAGTGTGGCCAGCAATTGGCTTTTAGCCTCAAGCCCCGATATTTATCTGTATGGTGCGCTCTTACAGGCTGCACCATACTTGCAAGATGATGCGAGAATCCAGACATGGGCAACACTCTATGAGCGAGCCTTGAACGACTCACAAACTGCCGATGATCGCGGTGCATCTTCTGGTGGTGCATTGTTGACCCGTGCAAAATCTTTTGGGTAAAAACATGATTGTGACAACGACAAAAGGCGACATGGATGACTCTTTGCTTGAGAAGCGCGAGGGGTCCATTGACAACGATACCGAGGCAACGGGCTGGGTTGAGTATTGGCTTGATGGCGAATTAGTCCACCGGTCTGTGAATATGGTTTTAAAACGAGGTGTTTTTGCCGAAGGCGAAACCCAAGCAATTTAAGGATTGATATGGCTAACACTCAAGCAATGTGTACAAGTTTTAAGGGTGAGCTTTTAGTTGGCCACCACAACTTTGGCACTGGCGTGACCCGCGGCTCGACTGCTGCCGACACTTTCAAGGCTGCACTGTATGTGGACACTGCCACAGTCAATGCGACAACTACAGCCTACAGCGCCACCAATGAGGTGTCAGGCACTGGCTACACAGCAGGCGGTGCGACTGTGACGTTTGGCACTGCGCCAAGCACCAGCGGCACGACAGCCTTTGTGACCCCTAGCGCCAGCATTGCCTACACGACTGTCACTCTGACCACGGCATTCAATGCGGTCTTAATATATAACAGCACGCAAAGCAATAAGGCGGTCAGTGTCCACACGTTTGGATCACAGACAGTCACAGCTGGCACGTTCACCCTGACCATGCCGGTCAATGACGCAAGCACCGGCCTGATCCGGATCGCTTAACCAAGGGGCAGCGGCATGGCTGCTTATGGGTCAGGCTATTACGGCCTTGGTGTCTACGGCATAGGCAATGTCGTCATCAGTGGCAACACGGCCACTGGCGCTGTTGGCAGCGTCTTAGCCAGTAGATCAATCCAAGAAGATGGGACCATTGCCACCGGCAATGTCGGCACAGTCACTATCGCAATAAGCATTGCCATTACCGGCAACGCGGCCACGGGCGCAGCTGGTACGTTAGCCCCAGAATTAAGTAAGGCAGTCACGGGCAACACGGCCACGGCAGCGGTTGGCACGGCAGCGCCTGGCACTGCATTTAATGTCACGGGAAATCAGGCCACTGGCGCTATTGACTCTTTGGGTGTTTCAGTCAGCAAGGCAGTCACGGGCAACACGGCCACGGGTGCTGTGGAAACGATGCCCAGTGAGGTCATTACATTTCAAGCTATCACCGGCAACACTGCCACAGCAGCTGTGGGAAGTGTTGTCAATGTTATTTCAGTAGAAATCACTGGCAATGCGGCCACTGGGTCGGTTGGCATTATGTTTGGCTTTGGTTGGGGTGCAATCCCAGACACGGCAGAAACTTATACGGCAATCAGCGATACGGCAGAGACTTGGACTGTGCTTGGCGACACGGCAGAAACTTATACGGCCATCAGCGACAGTGCAGAAACTTGGACCACAATCGGGGATAATTCAGAGACTTGGACACCAGTCTAAAAGGAGCTTTAAATGGCAGATACAACCACAACAAACCTATTACTGACCAAACCAGAAGTCGGTGCATCCACTGATACCTGGGGAACAAAAGTCAATACAGACTTGGACACCATTGATGCAATCTTTACTGCTGGTGGAACTGGCACATCAGTGGGCCTTAATGTTGGCTCTGGCAAGACTTTGGCTGTGGCCGGTACATTTACATCGACTGGCACATCATCGTTCTCAGCTGGAACAACTATTCAAGGTCTAACAGTAGGCCGTGGTGCAGGTGCTGTGTCTACCAATACTGCGGTGGGTGCTAGTGCTTTAGCGGGAAACAGCACAGGCTCTTATTTAACCGCTATTGGATACCAAGCGGGTAACGTAAATACTGGAAATTACAATTTATTTGTTGGTGGTCTTGCTGGAAATAAAAACACTTCTGGGGTAAGCAACAGTTTTGTTGGTGGATTGGCTGGAAGTGGTGACCCTGTTGGGTACAACAATACAACTGGTGGTAACAATAGTGCATTCGGTTCTGGTGCATTTTTCTACAACACAACAGGTAGCAACAATACCGCTAGTGGCGTACAAGCACTTTATAACAACACCACAGCATCTAACAACACTGCTGTGGGTTATCAATCTCTGTACGCAAACACTACTGGCACACGAAATGTGGCGGTAGGACTTTATGCTCGTAACGCACCCACAACAGGCGACTACAACATTGCCATTGGTGCTTATGCTGTTCAAGGCACAGGTTCTTACAACACAGGCGTTGGTGATATTGCGTTAGCAAGTTTAACCACAGCATCGGGTGCAACAGCGGTTGGCTATCAAGCGGGGTATACCAATGCCACAGGTACAAAGTTAACTGCCGTTGGTTTTCAAGCAGGGTATTTAAACACAGCAAACAATTTGACAGCCGTAGGTTATTTGGCGGCAGGTGCTAATTCATCAGGTGGTCAGAATACCGCCATTGGTTCAGAAGCACTTACGGCAAACACTACTGGTGGTAACAATGTGGCGGTGGGTACAGGCGCATTAGGTACTAACACCACGGGCAGCACCAATACCGCACTTGGCAAAGATGCTCTTGTTGCCAACACAACAGCATCTAACAACACTGCTGTAGGCTATCAGGCCGCTTACTCTGTTACAGGTACGGGCAATGTGGCTCTTGGCGCTGAAGCCATGAAAAATGCTACAGCATCAACATACAGTGTTGCTATTGGATTTCAATCACTTTTAGTGTCAACTACTAATAAGCCAAATACTGCCGTTGGTATTCAAACTTTAATTGCAAACACAACTGGTACAAATAACGTAGCTGTTGGTGGAAATGATGCCGCAAGCTACAGCGCAACATTACAGTCCAATACTACTGGCTCGGCTAATACAGGTATTGGCATGGGGGCGTTGGCCTCAACCACTACAGCCACAAATAACACCGCAGTTGGTTATCAATCTTTGTACGCTTTCAATGGCGGTACTGGAAACCATGTCGCTGTTGGAACATACGCTGGACAGAACGTAAGTAGTGGTAATGGCAATGCGTTATTTGGATATTTTGCTGGTGGAAACATCACTACTGGTTCAAATAATGTTTGTATTGGACAAAATGCTGGTACAGATGCAGTAAGAAACATTACGACTGGCAATGACCAAATTGTTATAGGCAGTACCGCCATTACAGCCGCTTACGTCAAAGTGGCTTGGACTGTTACATCAGATGCTCGTGACAAGACTTCATTTGCACCTGTGCCGCATGGCTTGGCATTTGTTAACTCATTGACACCGACTACGTATCAGTTCCGTGTTTCTCGTGAAGATGACACACCAACTGGAATGGTTCGTTATGGCTTTAAAGCACAGGATATTCTTGCCGCTGAAGGTAATAACCCAGTAATTATTGACAACAGCGACTCTGACAACTTGAAGTACAACCAAGACTCAATGATTGCTGTTTTAGTTAACGCAATTAAAGAACTCAAAGCAGAATTTGACGCTTATAAATCAACTCACCCATAAGGACTAACATGAACGAAACACTAACACCAGAACAAATTGCCAAGCACTACTCTGCCGCAATGGACTCGGTCAACTTAATCAACGGCGGCAAGCCAGAAGGCATGACTGCTGAAGATTGGGCAGACTGCTTGTCACGCAATAAAGAACATTTAAAAATCATGTTGGCTAAAGACTATTGGACAACAGAAGATTTAACACCACTTCAAGCGGCATCAGCATGAAGCTAGAACTAGACGTTAACGAGATTAACTTTATCTTGCAGACTCTTGGTGAATTGCCAAGCAAGTCAGGCGTGTGGCCTCTGATTCTTAAAATCAAAGAACAGGCTGAAGCGCAGACCCCTAAAGACACATCAACTGTGCAATGACCATGGACCCGACACAAGCACAACTCAATGCCCATGTGGATGTTTGCACACTGCGCTATGAGATGCTGTGTGCCAGGATTAAACGCCTAGAGAACATCATGCTGGGTGTCTCAGGGATCATGCTGACCAGCATGGCCGGCATCATCTTTACGAGCCTAAAGTGAAAGACTGGGCCGTGGCATTCACTGCTGCGGTCTGCATTGCAACATTTGTTGTCTGGTCCACATTCATTATTTTCTGGGCGATGAAATGAGATGGGCCATTCTTTTACTCTTTCTTTTTTCATTCTTTGTCTTGGCCCAGCAGACAAGGTGCAACCCCATCGATCTCTACAGTGTCAGCTGGATCGGAAACCCAAGCACCAGGCATGAGCAGATGTCCATCTGGCTGACCAGAAATGGTGATACTTGCTCTGCCGAGCAGCTGGT